CGCGCGCCGACAGCGACTCGTCCGGGTCGCCGCCGAGGGCGGCGTTGACCGCCTGGCTGACCAGCAGCCACAGCTTCTCACGCAGGCGCATTGTTCTGCCCCTTCGGGTCGGTGTGCCCGTACAGGCCCATCTCGGCCACGATGTCCAATACGTTGCAGTCTGCCCGCACCACGGCCCCAGCCATCAGCGCGCGGACAGCAGCCTCTGGCACCTGGGCACCAGCGGACTGGACGGCAGCCCAGAGGGCGTCGCCGGATGCGTCATCGACGAGCGCGGCGAATTCCTCGTCGATGTTTCCGTTCGACGCGCGGTAGCGGATCACGCCGTCGTTGTCATAGACCGGCGTGGCGAACATGCCTGCGCCGCTGACCGAGGCCAGCGCGGCGGCGAGTGAGGCCGCCAGGGCGGCGTGCTCGGGCAGGACCATCATGGCGCGGTGCACCTGGCTCATACTGTGATTCCCGCATTTCTGGAGAGCCACGATTTAAGCCTGCCGTGTGCCGTCTCTCCTGGGTACGACTGACGGTAGACCGACCCATAGTCGCGCCCATTGAAGTAGCTGGTGGCCGCGCCGTTGTGGCGGTAGCTGGTGATGGCGGAAGTGCCAGCCGATACCGTAGGCCGCGTCGTCGTCGCCGCTGCCGCATTGCCAACCTGAACAGCCAGCACGCCGCCGTCATCCCAGGCGCTCAGCAGATACGTGCCCGGCGCAGTGATCGTCTCATGGCTCTGCACCGTCGTATACGCCGTTCCGTTTCCTGCGGCGAGTTCGAGCTTGTTGCTGCTGTTGATGCGGACTCGGTAGCCGGTGTTTGTCCCGGTGTCGCTCCAGATGGTGCGAGAAGTTCCAGCCCCTCCGCTGACGGTCAAAACACCGCAGAAGAAGAACCCGGTGGTTCCGCCGCCGCCAGTGCTGCTAGTGTCGAAATCGTCGGTTCCGTCCGGGTACGAGCCGTGCGGGAATCCATCGGTGTCGTGATCGCTCGCCGTGGCGCCGACACGCTGGTAGCTGGGGATGTTCTGGGCTGCGTCGTCAGCGGTGCGGAGGTCGGCCAGCGCGACAGTCCCGGACACGGTGAGCGTGAGCGTCCCAGCCGTCGGCGTGAAGGTCAGGCTCACGCGGTCATTCGCCCCGGTGCCGACAAGTGGCCCAGCCGTTGACGTGCCGCTCAGTGTGACGGTGCCGGTGCCGGTGAAGCTCAACTTGTAGCTCGCCGCAATCGTCGTCACGTTCTGCGTGCTCATCGTCGCCGTGTTGAGCAGCAAATTCACCCTCGCCGACAGCGTAGGCCGTGACGCGCTCGTGGCTTGGATCAGGTGGGTGCCGGGGACAGCCGCGAACTGCGAGAGCGTGAAAGTCGCCGTCGTGCTGTTGGCCGTCGCCGTGATCGTGATCGACGTGGACCCGCCAGAGGTCAGCGGATGCACGTAGCTCGTCGCCCCCGCTGCGATGCTGGCGACGATGGTCCCAGCAACACCACCGTTGCGCACGTCCAAGCTCGTCGCGCCCGTGTTCGTGATGCGAATGCGATGGATCGCGGAAGTCGTGAGCCCGGTCCACGTCACCCATGATTGGTTGCTTGCGTCACCTGCGCGGGAGACTGACCCGGCAAAGGTCGTCGTGCTGTAGCTCGCCGCAGTCGCCGTGCCGGTCAGGCCGGTAGCACCGTTCGCCAGCAGGCTTGCTTCTGTGCGCCCACCATACGCCCGATCCAGAACCAGCCCCACGGACTGGCCGACAGCGGTTACAGGCGTGGTGCCGGCGCTGTCTTGGTACAGGTACAGGTGATTGCCGCCAGGGTATAGACTGGGGCTGTCGTACCAGTGCGCCCAGCCGACCCGGTCCCCGCCAGCGAACAGCGACTGGACGAACCGGGCCAGCGTCGTGAGCCCGACGGACAGCCCGAGACCCAGGCCGAGGCCCAACGACATCAGATGTTCTCCGGCGTGATGTAGACCGTGCCAGACAGCGAGGTCGTCTTGAACGCCAGCTTGTTGCCCCGGCCGAGGTTCACGCACGTCCAGATGCCCGCGGGGATGAACGTGTCGGTGCCGTCGCTCACCGCGGTGGGGTTCGAGCCCTGGCGCGCGAAGCAGTCGACCGTCGCGTAGATCCGGCAGAAGCCGCTCGTGATGGCCGCCGACTGCGCGCTGGTGCTGCTGATGGACAGCGCCTGCGACTTTCCGCCGTCGTCAAGGGTGATGGTCACTTCTTGCATGTCAGGCCACCTCCTGTGGCGACGGGCTGTCATAGCCCATGAGTTGAGTCAGTACCTGCTGGGTGTTGTCGACGTCGATCTCGCCCGTGGCCTTCGCTGCGTCCGCCACCGGCTTGGCCATGGCCGCGGCCTGGGCTGCCTGCGCCGCGCGTGCGTCGGCCTCGATGGCCGCCTGCGCCTGGTCGTCGGGCACGATGATGCGAGGCGGCACGCCGTACATCTCGGCGTACTCGTCCACGGCCTGCAGCGCGTTGACCTTGTGGCGCACCTCGGGCCACAGCTGCGCCATCGAGGCGATGGTGCCCAGCATGCGATCGGTGCTCTGCGCGCCCACGGCGCGCTGCGCCTGGGCCAGCACGCTGATGAACTCGACCTTCAGGTCCATGCCCTGCGTCTCGGGCGGCGGTGGCGGCAGGATGCCGGCGCGCGCCGCCTTGTCGAAGGCGATGTCGATGAGCGGGCTCAGCAGCTCGTTGTGCTGGCGCTCCAGCACGGGGCCCAGCATGAGCAGCTTCTCTTCGTGGCGCTCGGCCACCTCGGTGGCGGTCATGCGCCCATCGGCCGGCGCGTTGGCCAGCATCAGGAACAGGTCGGCGAAGAAGCCTGAGCGGACCCGCGCCCGGATGTCCTGGATGTCCTCCAGCAAGTGGTTCAGGTTGAGGTTGACCTCGAACGCAGTACGCACGCCGCCGCCGGGGCTGACCTGGTCCACGAACATGACGCCGCCCGGCAGGCGCTGGTTCTCGGCTTCCTTGTAGACGGTCGGGACCTGCAGGGGTGGGTTGACCATGTAGTCGATGCCCTGGGCCTTGCGCAGCTGCTGGAACTGCAGCTGCTTCACGTCGCCTAGGCACTCCATGCCGGGGCTCTTGCCGTACACGTCGTTGCCCGTGACGTCCCACCGCGGGGCCAGCAGGGGCAGCTTGCGGAAGCCGGACTCACCCAGGAAGCCTGCGCTGTCGCGGCCCTCTTCGTAGTAGACCGACTCGTATGCCATGTTGCGCGAGTCGAGCTTGGACTGGTCGCGCTTGTCGCGCGGGCGGATCACATGCACGACGGTGACCGGCGTGTAGATCGAGTGCCTGTTCCACAGGTCCTTGATCGTGTTGCTGCAGTTCGCGAGACCGAAGCGCTCGACGCACTGGCGCACGGTGAGGCTGCGCTCGCTGACCAGGGTGTCGACGAGGCCTTTCTCATTGGCCGCCACTGCGTACTCCCCGATGGTGTACGGGTGGTTGTGCAGCACGTCGTTGAAGTCGTCGACGACCAGGTTGGCCGCGGTGCCGAACAGGCCCAGCTCGTCGTACATCGAGTGCAGCGCGCGGTACGTGTTGCTGGCCGAGAAGATGCGCCGGAGGATGGTCGTCACGTCGAACAGCCAGGCCTTGACGTCGGCCGACTCCATCAGGTCGCGGTCCTCCAGCTCCAGCTTGAACCACGGCCGGGCGGGGCTGGTCTGGCCGGCCATCAGCCCTGCGGACAGGGTGCGCGCGGCCAGGGTGCCGGTGTTGTCGTGGATCTTCTGGTGGCGCTTCGTGCCCTTGTTCGTGTCGCTCACGACGAAGCGCCCGAGGCGCGGCTGCAGGTTCTCGCTGATCTCGCGCCAGTGCTCGATCCACGACGACCGGTCTCTCTTCAGCGTAGAGCGCAGAGACTCAAGACGCTGGCGCCGGGTGATCGGGTCCTGCAGATCGTCCATCAGCTCACTGGCCCAGCAGCGTGGTGCGGGCCGTCTGCGCGTTGCTGATGCCGGTCGGCCCGGTCAGCAGGGTGCCGCCGCCCATCTTGCTGGACGTGCGGTTCTGCGCCTGCTGCGGCGTCTGCATCGGGTTCTTCAGGGGCTGCGCCGGAGGGGGCGCGGGCGGCAGGGCGGGAACGCTCGGCGAAGTGCACATGGCGGTGGGGTCCTCAGTACGCGCGCATTCTGCAGCGCGCGGCCCAGCACACGGACACGCGGGTCAGGTGGGGTCGTAGTTCAAGACCCGGGTGCGCGCGCTGCTGCCCGCGTCCAGGGCCTCCAGTGCCCTGCGCTTGGGCATCTCCATGGCCGCCAGGATCACGGCGCTGGCGCGGTCGGGGCTGCGCCCCACGCGCTCGATCACGTCGTCTCGCGACTCGACCTTGATGGTCAGCCCCGACAGCTCCCAGCGCGGCGCGCATAGCTCCTTCGCCAGCTCTGGGTCCGGGGGTAGCACGGCGCCGGTGTTGTACTGCGGGTCCAGCAGCTCGCGCATCTGCCACCACAGCTGGCTGCGCAGGTTGTAGAAGCGCAGGCGCCCGGAGCGGTCGGTCGTGGTCGCAGCCTCCGACACGTTCACGCCGTGCACGTCCTGCCTGGCCTGGCGCAGGGTGTCATACGGCGACGCGCCCACGCCGATCACGTCGATCATGATGGGCGCGTGGTCGCGGCGCGTGCCGATCACCAGGCCCGCCACCGTGGCGCCGTCTGGCGTGGCCTTGCCGGGCTCGACCTTCAGCGGGCCGAACCAGTAGTCCGTGCCCTGCGCCTTGTGGCGCGGGGCCAGCGTGGTGTTGTCCTTGCCCCCGCGCGCCACGTCCACGCCGAGGGTCAGCATCTCGCCGCGCGGGTGCACGTCGACCCATCGCACCATGGCTGCGTCCACCCACGCGGTCGGGATGACCTGCCACGGGTCGTCCTGCATGCCGGCCTCGAAGTCGCCCAGCAGCATCTGGCTGCGCAGGGGCTCGGGCAGGGCCTGCAGCTGCTGCATGTAGCCGGTGGAGACCAGGAACGGGTTGTCCGTGATGCGCGACGGGATGAAGGTGCGCGACTCGGGGGTGATGATCTCTTCGTCGCGGTAGTGCGCGGGGTCGAACTCGTAGACCCGCTGCCCCTCGATCAGCACGAACTGGCGCGGGTCGTCGTCCTCGATCCACACGTCCTTCGCCAGCTCGGGGTCGACGTACACGTAGCGCAGGTCGCCAGGTGCCGTGGGGTAGAGCGCATGCTTGCGGTCCAGCCAGGGGGCGAAGAAGTCGATGATCCACCGGCCGTCTGCAGTCGTCGGCGGGTTGAAGGTCAGCAGCGTGCGCGTGCGCTGGCCGGGCCGGGTCGTTCGCACCCAGCCCTTCACGAAGCGCACCTGGGCCTCCAGGAAGTTGGCCGCCTCGTCGACGACCAGCAGGTCCTTGGGCCGGCCCTGGTACTTCTGCTCGTCGCCGAGGTTGGGCATCGAGTTGAACTCGATCTTGCGCTCGTCGTCCTCGTAGACGGCGGGCTTGCCTGTGACCAGGTCCGGGTTGCCTGTGATCTCGCTCAAGCGGTCGATCACGCCCACGAGCTGCGGGCCTTCGCGGCGGAAGAACTGCGCGCGGTGGTGCTCGGTCAGCGCCAGGCCCAGGGCCAGGTCCGTCTTGCCGCCACCGGCCGCCCCACCAAAGCCGATGACGTCGGCCTTGCTCTCGTAGGCCATGGTCTGCGGGCCAGGCAGCGGGGCCCACACGCGCTCGGCCATGTCGGCGGCCACCAGCTGGTACAGCTCTTCGCGCTCGGCCGGCGTGAGGAAGGCCTCCAGCTCGCGCGCTTCGCGTGGGCTCATGCGATGTCGCTGAAGTCGTCGGGCGCGTCCTTGCGCCGACGGGCAAGTTCCACGAGCGCGGCGACGCGCGCAGCGCGCGCCGTGACGTCGGCCGGGACCAGTGGCGCGCCGTCGGCGCCAGTCTGCTCCACGCGCTCGGCATAGACGGACTTGCGCCGGCCCTTCAGGATCAGCGCCATGAGCGCGTCGCTATGCCTGCGCACCGTGAGCGGCACCGGCTGACCATTGTGGTCCAGGCGGGGCTTGTAGGCCTCTTCGCCGTCCTCGTTGACGTGGCGATCGTAGACGTAGGCCAGGCGGCCCTTGTCGATCACCGGCTCGTCGTAGCCGATAACCGCCCGGCGCCAGGCCTCGCGCTCGGCGCGGTCAATGCCGGTCTCGACGGCCGTGGCCCAGGCCTCGGCGAAGTCCGAGTGCGTCCTGCGGGCCTCGTAGGCCGTGGTGGGGTGCACGCCCGCAGCTTCACAGGCGTGCACCACCACAGGCACCTCGGCCAGGGCGGTCAGGAAGACGGACTTCCAATCGTGGAACTTGTGGGCGGAGTACGGCACGGGCGCGATGATAGCCCCGTCTGCTACTTGACGGACACCATTCGCACCTGGGCCACAGCCTGGCCGCGGCGGCGCCCCGTGGCGATCTTCCAGGCCCCTGCCTTGCTGATGCCGAACTTCTCGGCCACGGCCGATAGCGTCATGCCGTCGGCCACCAGTTGCGCGACCAGGTCGCACTCGTGGTCCGTCAGTTTTGCGCCCGGATGCGATTCGCCGATGCGTTTGCCGGACGCGTTAAGAAAAACACGTATGAACGATTTCGCCATCATCAGCCTCTCTTTGCAATTTTCAGCACAACCAGGTTTCCCTCCCCGCCATCCGCCAGTACGTACCCTCCATCCCCTCCATCTCCTAGACAGATGGAGGGGAGGGGAGGGAAAAACGTACTTTCTCACTACCCTCCATTCCACCGTGGAGGGTGAAATGGAGGGATGGAGGGTAATTTTTTGCACGTTCAAAACCACCCTCACATGACGCTGAGCGTGTCGTTTTCTTCATCCAGCCAATAGGGCGCGTCATCCCCCTTGCAAAGACTTGCAAGTGCGCGTGCCGCACTGCGGCGGAAATTGCCCTTCGAGTCACCCTCTTTGCCGTCACGCACCATCATCCGCCGGGCCGCCTCGACGATCACCGCCTCGCGCTCGATGCCCTCCGTCTGGGCCTGGGCCATCTCCTGCACCACCTCGTTGACCAGGGCCTCGTTGCGCCCCATCTTGCGCGCGGGCACGCCGCCAACGGGCGGCACCGCGGCCTCCACCACCACGCAGCTGGTGATCGGGTCCAGGTCCTCGTCGACGCCCAGCTGGACGACGTCCAGGTCGAACCCGAACTCCAGGCCGTCCTCGCCGTCCTTGGACTTCGTGAGCCGGATGCAGCGGCCCGTCAGCTCCCGGGTCACCTCCAGCTCGGCGTCACAGGCGGCCCTGATGCCCGACCAGCCCCGCGCGCCCTTGGCCTGGTCCTTGCCCGAGTGGTGCACCAGCAGCACCAGGGCGCCCGTGGCCGCGTGGATGCGCTTGCAGTAGCCCAGGGCCTTGCCCATGTCCTCGCCCGCGTTCTCGTTGGCTCCTGGCGTGGCCTGGGCCAGGGTGTCCACCACGATCATGCTCACCGGCTGACCGAGCGCGCGGATGCCCTTGATCAGGTCCTTGGCGTCTTGGGGCTCCATCAGGTTGGGCGCGGCCCCCAGGACCCAGAACGGCAGCCCGGCGAGGTCCAGCTCGTTGGCCTGGGCGTAGGCTGTCAGGCGCTTCCTGAAGCCGCCGGCGCCCTCGGCGGCCACGTAGCACACGCCGCCCGCGCGCACCTTGCGCTTGCGCCACTCGCACCCCCTGGCGATGGCCATGGCCATGTCGAGGATGGCGAACGACTTGCCCGCCCCGCTGGCCCCGTAGAGCACGGCCAGGCCGGCCTGGGGCAGGATGCCCTTGATGATCCAGGGCAGCGCGGTGGCGCTGGCGAACCCACTGGCCGGCTCGAACTGGAAACGCAGCGGCTTGGCCGCCTCGGCTGCAGCGCTGGCCTGTTCCTGCCGCGCGATCTCGCCCTCGTCGGGGAACTCGTCCGAGCTGGCCGCGGGGTGCAGCGCGAAGCCAGCGCCGTGCTTGTTGGCCATGTGCACCAGGGAGCGCGCCGTGAGCACAGCCCCGGTGCCTCTGGAGAAACTGCGCCAGCGCTCCTGGCCGTACTCCGGGGTGGTGTACTTGGGGGACTGCCTGCTCCACTCGTCCCACAGCTCGAAGCCCTCGCCGTTGGTCTCGTGGTGGACGGCCATACCGACCTCGACCCAGCTGTCGTAGTCCAGGTCGTCGGGCAGCGCGGCCAGCAGCAGCTGCAGGTCTTCCTGGCCCAGCCCAAGCCGGTCGACGTTTTCGATCGGCTGGGGCCGATCGGCGTTTTCGATCGGCCGTGCCGCCGGGAACCGCCTGGCGTGCAGCGCGCGCACCGTGTCGTCGATGTCGGCCACCACGTCGTCTGTGCCCAGGATCTCGCACTCGGGCAGCGCGTTGCCCGTGAAGGTGACAAAGCCCGAGGTGCTGAAGACCTCGAACCCATAGGGCAGGTCGCCCTGCTTGTGGGACTTGCCCGTGGGCAGCTGGCCCCGGAAGAAGGCCCGGATGCCCTTGCCGCTGGGGCTGTACTCGGCGTAGGTGGCGGCCACCACCTCGGCCACCTCGTGGTGCAGGCCGGCGGGCGTGATGCAGTCATCGAAGTCGAGGGCCGTGATGCCCCACTGGCCGAGCGTGGCGAAGCCCACGCCGTCGAAGCCCCGGCGCGCGGCGGCGGCCTTGGCTGCCTCGAAGGTCACGAGGCCAGCGACGTCGGCCTCGCTGCCCTGCACGCCCGCGCGGCGCCCGCCGCCGGCGTAGTAGGGCACTTTGCGCGGCTTCTTCTCGCCGTTGGCCTCGAATCGCCAGATCAGCCAGGCGGGCAGCGTGCGCAGCGCTGGTGGTGCGTCGACGTGGCGCACGTGCGGTGTGATGGGGTGGATGTTGGTCATGTGGCGGTCTCTCAGGTGAGCTGAGGGCAGTGCAGGGGAGACCGCCAAGTCGACCCGCCTGGTGGGCGGGCCCTGCACTGCCCTCAGCTCACACGATGGTGGCGTGCTTGCGCAGCCAGGTGGCGGACAGCTCCAGCTCGCCCAGGCGGTCGCGGTAGACGCAGGACCAGTAGACCTCGCCGCCCACGGTGGAGCGGGCGACGAGTTCAACGAGGGCCCCACTGGGCAGGCGCAGCCGGCGCCCGGCCGTGAGGTACATGCGGGTCATGCGGGTCATGCGCGAGCCGTCATCGCACCACCTCGAAGTCGCTGGCCACGGCCCGCGGGCCCAGGCACTTCTGCGCGAAGTCGCAGCCCGCGCAGGCGTCGGCCAGGTCCGTGCGGTACACGGGCGGCAGCTTGCGCCCCGCGTTCAGGCGGGCGATGGCGCGCTCGATCTTGATAGCCTGGCTGGCGCTGGCGCGCCGCGCCCCGCTGGCGTAGTGGCGCAGGTTGCCCACGGACGTGCCGACCTCGGCGGCCAGGGCCTCCTGGTCCGCCGTCGGCGCCGCGAGCATCCACGCCCGGAAGGGATGGAGGGTGGTGGGGGTGGTCATGGGCGCGGAGTGTAGCACCATGCTACAAGCCGGAATAACCACGCAGTTGCGTCGGGAATTAGCATGTGCTACATTTGAGCCATCGACACAGGAGATCACGAATGAACAACGCCTTCCGCCGCAAGTACCGCCAGTTCATGAACAGCGGCGCCCTCTGGTTGGTGGTGGCATTCCTGATGGGTGTTTCCGCCCTGCTTCAGCTCGTCGCCCTCGCCGCCCGTTTCCTCTGAAAGGACTGAACCATGAACGCCATCAAGCGGCCTGTCATTCCGCACCGCATGTGCACGGTCTTTCGCAAGTCGGACAACACCAACGCCTTCGGCTTGCGCGGCTACTGGGCCGCCGAGCACGAACAGCACGTGCCCCAGGGCTTGCGTGTGTGGGAGTTCGCCACGAGTGAGGACCTGAAGATGGGCGCCCAGGAGCTGCCCTTCTTCGACGACCTGTCGGCGCCGGCCTACGAGATCCCCGAGATCAAGGGCTGGGTGCCGATGCACAAGGTCACGGAGTTCTTCAGCAAGTTCGGAAAGGACTGAAACCATGAACGCACCTCTGTTCACCGTCGAACGCGGTAGCGCCGACATCACGCCCCTGGCCCAGATCCGGGCGCCCTACGCCCGCTCCAGCATCTCCACGCTGGGCGGCGTCGAGCGCGCCAGCATCATGCTGACCGTCAGCCTGGACGAGCGCAACACCTGGCCGTACGGCATCCTGCAGAACACGCGCTACGCCAACTTCAGCATCGAGCGCGACGGCACCATCGAGAACTTCAGCGGCTCGCTGCCGAAGTTCCGCAAGCGCAAGGTGAAGACCCTGGCCGACGCGGCGCGCGCGATCAACGCCTGGATCGAGAAGGTGCAATAACCACACAGTTGCGTGGGTTATTAGCATCTGCTACATTTGAGCCATCCCTTCAACGAACCCGGAGTTTCAGACATGAAGATCACCCTCAACATCGGCCTGGCCCGCGAAGGCAAGCCCAACCTGACGGCCGACGAAGCTCTCGCTGCGGTCAAGACCTCCGGCCTTCTCGTTGGCCGGTACGCCACCGTGCAGTCCGACACCGAACCCACGCTTGTCGTCGACGCGCGCACCGACTCTGCCGTTATGATCCCCTTCAACGCGTCGGTGTGGCAGATCGCGGACGCGCTGAGTCAAGACTGCATCGCGGTCTACATCCCGAACACCAACAAGCCCGCCGCGGAGGGCATGCTGATCGGTCCCCGCGCCGCCGCGTGGGGTGAGTTCAACCCCGCCTACTTCATCGACATCGACGGCAACCGCCTCGCCTGAACCAGGAGCACACCATGGTCATCCAGCAAGTCGCAGAAGCCTTCATCGCCGGCCGCGCCATCCCCCTCTGAACCGGAGCACGACATGAGCAACTACCAAGGACACATGGCCGACGGCTCGTCCGTCCAGAAGCACAGCGCCGGGGGCCTGTACCCCTTCGTGCTGTACGTCCAGGAGACGCCCCGCGGCCTGGCCTGGGGCTTCATCAGCCCCTCGGGCTTCGACAGCACGGCGAAGTTCACCTACGACCAGGTGGTGATGGCCGCTGAAGCGGAGAAGGCGGCGTACGACTACCGCCAGGCCGCCCAGCGCGCCTACAACCGCCCCGGCCTGCCGCGCATCGCGGTCGAGCGCATGGCCGCCGCCATCCAGGCCGGCGCCGCCCGCGAGGACCGCTTCGTGCACTACATCGGCGACCCGGTCGAAATGGGCCTGTTCGAGCGCTCGCCCGAGCAGCAGCTCGATGACCGCTGGAGCAACATGCGCGACGCCGACTTCAACATCGGCCCGGGGAGAGCGTGATGGCGCGCGTCAAGACCAGCACGCTGACCGGCGCCGCCCTGGATTGGGCGGTGGCGAAGTGCGAGGGCGCGCGCCTGGAACACGGGTTGACGGATGACGAGCGCTACTCCACGAGCTGGGCGCACGGCGGCCCGATCATCGAGCGGGAGGGCATCAGCCTTCGGCCCATCCGCAAGGAGGGTCACGTGCTTCACGGTCAGTGCTTGGCTGCATACGACCATGGCAACACCGGCACGATGGTGCGGTGGGCGAAGCGCGCTGACTGGCCTCGGCACTACCACTCCGGCCCCACCACGCTCGTCGCCGCCATGCGTTGCTTTGTTGCCTCTCGCCTCGGCGACGAAGTCGAAATCCCCGAGGAGCTGTTGCGCAGCAATGCGTAGCCTGTGCTACAATTTTCCACCACTGAAAGGACCCCATGCACGACCTGAATACCATCAACCGCCTGAACCGCGAGGCCACCGACACGGCCCGCGCGAAGGAACTGGCCGCCAGTGGCCGCTACGTGCTGATCCGCAAGTCCGGCATGCACGTGGTGGGCGTCGAGGACTACGGCACCGCGGACGAGCGCCAGGCCTACGCCGACGCCTGGAACGCGACCAGCCCCGCCTGCTACTCGGAGACCGTCAACCCCCCGGCCTGCACGGCCATCGCCTGAAAGGAAGCACTCATGGCCATCAAGGTCACCCTGGAGTTCGACTCCGTCGCCGACATGCTCGGTTTTTTCGGCCAGGCCCGGCCCGACAAGGCGGTGCAGAAGCCTGCGCCGACCCCGGCGCCCACGGCGGCCCCTGCTGCGGCCAGCTCCGCACCGGCGACCCCGGCTGCGTCGCCTGCCTCGTCGCCCGCGCCCGCCGGATCTCCGGCGAGTGGCGCACGGCCGGTGGAGTACGCCGAGCTGCAGAAGGCCATGTTCAAGCTGGCCGCGGTCTCGAAGGATGAAGCCCGCGCGCTGAACGCGAAGTTCGGCGTGGTCAAGGCCAGCGAGCTGGCGGAAGACCGCCGCTGGGAGATGCTGGACGCGGCCGTCGCCAAGACCGCTGAGCTGACGAAGGGCGCGTCGTGACGCGCGCCTTCAGCTTTCGTGGCGCCGTTGCGTTCGCCATCGGCGCGCTGGTCTTCGTGACGCCCATCCTGCTGGTGGGCGCCACCCTGGCCTCCGTCGCCGCGGTTTTTCGTTTCGTACTCGACGCCATGGAGACAGTCTGCAATGACGACTACCGCACCTGACAAGCCGAAGCACTCCCCCTGGGGTGCCAGCAAGTTCGAGCAGATCATGCTGTGCCCCGGCTCGGTCGTGGCGCAGGAGGGTCTGCCGAACACGACCAGCGTGTACGCTGCCGAAGGCACCGCTGCGCACCAGGTGCTGACCTGGGCGTTGCAGCAGGACAAGAACGCGGCCGACTTCGTGGGTCAGGAGATCGCGGTCGACGACGGCGGCATGACCTACACCTTCGCCATCGACGACGAGATGGCGCAGGCGGTGCAGGTCTGCATCGACTACGTCCGCGACACGCTGGACGACGGCATGCTGCTGGTCGACCAGGCCGTCGACTACTCGCCCTACCTGGGCCTGCCGGATGGCGAGGCCTACGGCACCGCCGACGTGGCCTATCTGCGCCCTGACGGCGAGCTGGTGGTGCTCGACTACAAGCACGGCCGTGGGGTCGAGGTAGACGCCACGGAGAACCCGCAGATCATGCTGTACGCGCTGGGCACGCTCAACGCCCTGAACGCCATCGGCATGGCCGACGACGTTACCAGCGTGCGCCTGTGCATCAGCCAGCCGCGCGTGAAGGCCGCGGTCAGCGAGTGGCGTACGACGGTCGGGGAGCTGCTGGCGTGGGCCGCCGGCCCGGCGACGGACGCAGTGGCCCGTGTGCTGGCCGCGCAGAACCGCACACCTGTGATGGGGGACGGCGGCTTCAGCCTGTCGTACCTCGCCCCCGGCGAGAAGCAGTGCAAGTTCTGCCGCGCGAAGGCCACGTGCCCCGCCCTGCGTGAGGCCTCTTTGGAGGGGCCCTTCGGCGGCACCATCGACGTCGGGTCCGCGAGCCCGGACGAGTTCGCTGCGGTGCAGGAGATCGAGGTCCAGCCCGGCGACCAGACTGCGGACTGGCTAGCCGCCCTGCTGTCCAAGGTCGACATGATCGAGGACTGGTGCAAGGCGGTGCGCGCCGAGAGCGAGCGCCGCCTGCTGGCCGGCGAGGAGCTGCCCGGCTACAAGCTGGTGCAGGGCAAGCGCGGCGCGCGTCAGTGGGCCGACAAGGCCGCCGCCGAGGAGCTGCTGCGCAAGACCTTCCGCCTGCCGGTGGAGAAGGCCTACGACCTGACGCTGATCAGCCCCACCTCGGCCGAGAAGCTGTTCAAGGCTGGCGACATCGGCCCGCGCCAGTGGCCCAAGGCCCAGGGGCTGATCACCCAGCCCGAGGGCAAGCTGCACGTTGCGCCTGTCTCTGACAAGCGCGAAGCGATCACCGTCCGCCCGGTGGTCGAAGAGTTCGAGAACCTGGCGGATGACTTTTCTGACCTGGCCTGAAGGAGGGCCGACAACATGACGCGCATCTACACCCACGACTACGGGCTGACCTGCAACGCCATCAGCAAGACCGCTGACGGAACCGACGTGGAGGGCCACCTCTACCAGTTCCCTGAGGCCAACGCCTCGCTGTCGTTCCAGAACGGCACGATCCCCGATGTCGGCATCAACGGCGTGACCAATGAGACGCTGCTGGCGACCCTGATCCACCGCACCAGGGTGCTGAACGCCAAGTTCCCAAGCCGGCAGAACCCCATCGCCATCACCAAGATGGAGGAAGCCCTGATGTGGTTCGAGAACCGCACCGACGAACGCAAGGCGCGTGGCGTGAAAGGGCAGCACGTCGCCTGATCGACCCTGAAAGGAACCGACAACATGACCGACAAGACCACCCCCGCCGGCCGCGTACTGCTGAAGAACGCCCGCCTGGCCTTCCCCAAGCTGTTCACGGCCGAGCAGGTCAACGGCCAGGGCGACCCGAAGTTCGGCTGTAGCCTGATCATCCCGCCGGACCACCCGCAGATCGCCGAGATCGAGGCCGCCATGGAGGCCGTGGGCAAGGCCAAGTGGGCCGCCAAGTGGCCGACGCTGAAGAAGGCGATGGAGAAGCAGGACCGCCTGGGCCTGCACGATGGCGACATCAAGTCGAAGTACGAGGGCTACGCCGGCAACCTCTACATCAGCGCCAACGCGCAGGAGTCGACGCCGCCGACCGTGGTGGACCGCGACCGCACGTCGCTGAGCAAGACCAGTGGCCGGCCCTACGCCGGCTGCTACGTGAACGCCAGCATCGAGTTCTGGGCGCAAGACAACCAGTTCGGCCAGCGCGTCAACGCGCAGCTGCGCGGTGTGCAGTTCCTGCGTGACGGCGACGCCTTCAGCGCCGGCCGCCCGGCTGACGCCGACGAGTTCGACGACGTGGCCGACGGCAGCGACGCGGACGACATCGCGTAACACGGCCCAGCCCCGCAAGGGGCTGGTCAGGTGAGGGCGTGCGTCACACTTCACCGGGGCCGACGACCCCGGCGCCCTCACCTGACCAGCAGGACGCTGGAATCCGACCCGGGCATAGGCACCGCCTGGGGCACAGCTTTCGCATCCTACCCGCGCCCGCCTGCACACGGAATACCACGGGCGCGCAGTGGCAACACCCCGCCAGCGTGGCAACAAGGAACGGGGCATGTGAAGGAACGGGCCTACCTAACACCTGGAGCTTTCGTGACGACCCTCTGGCTTGACCTGGAAACGTACAGCGAGTGCGACCTCAAGACGCACGGCACGCACCGGTACGCCGAGCACGAGTCGACGGAGATCATCGTCGCGCAGTGGGCGGTCGACGACGGCGAGCCGGTGGTGCACGACTGCACCGACGCGACCGGGCACTACGTCGTGCCGGACGCACTGACCGACCTGCTGGAGGACCCCACCGTCGCCGTCATCGCCCACAACAGCCACTTCGACCGCACGGTCCTGCGCCACGTCTGGGGCGTCGACGTACCCATCGAGCGCTGGCAGGACACGATGGTCAAGGCCCTGGCCCACGGCCTGCCTGGCGGCCTCGACAAGGTCGGCC